TACAACTATAGAGCCTAATCCTGAAGTTCCCGCAAATCCTGTTTGAGATATATTTGCATCACAAACAACTGTTTCGGAGCCTAAACTTGTTGTACCTGCATTACCTGTTACACTAACAGTAACGCTGACTGAGACAGGCTGACTCCAAGGACCAGCACCCCATGTAGAACGACCCCATCCCGCCATTTATTAAGCTATTCTAATAATAGCATTTGAAGCATCTGCTGCAGGAAATTGAATAGTAAAATCACCGTTAGTTGATGTTTTATCTCCTCCAAATGCTAAAATAGCGACAGCAGGGTCTCCTGAGGCACTATCATTAAATATCATTGCTCCATTAGCGGTTATAGTAGCAGAACTAAAAGTTAAATCTGCAAAATCAGTTAATGCAGTAGTGCCAGAAGTAGTTGGCGTAACATTAGTTAACGCACCACCTTTAGCAGTATAGTTAGTTCCACTTACTTCATTACTTGTTGTATATGCAGTAGTTGCCGCACCTAATGATGCAGAACTTGTATATAAAGCAAGATTAAATGTGTTACCACTTGAATTAGTAAAATTGTGTGTAGCTGTCATTAATTCTTTTTTAAATGAAGTACACATCGCTTGGGTTATTGCCATTACAGCCTCCTTATAATATTAGCCATATCTTTATGACCTTGTTTATCTAATAAACCTGCTACTGTAGCTCTATCGCTCATAATAGCCTGTTTTAAATATAATAAAACGACTTGTGTCATATTATCTTTAAATGCTTGTGCCTGTGCTTTTACCATAGGGTCTGCATTATCGCTAATACTAATAAGTCTCTCCATTATTCTTTCAGTCCAATACTCTGGACTTAAACCTGTATTGTTTGTAGTTTGAACATTAACTTCTCCCATTGTTGTTTTTACATCTACACTAAACATTTGTTGTTCCTTGCGGCATTATTTTTATTTGGTCGTTTCTAGCTTCATCTCTTACGTCTTTAAACTCTCCTAATAATTTTAACATAGCTAAAGATTCTTGATATTTTTGTTCGTACAATGATATCGTATTTGGGTCAGCTTTCATAAAAACAGCCCCTTCTACTAAAGAACCGTATAACATAGCATTAGGTGCATTATCAGATAACCAAGTTTGATTATCATTTCCAACGGTGGTTAAAGAATTTGGTCTATAGTTATAGTGTAGCTCTACTGAATAGTTCGCATCAGGAGTCGGAGCTATAATAAAAGTATCATCATCGAACTGAGCATAGTAAAGGGGTTCGCCTGTTGTTGCTGCTGCGGGAGTGTAATCTCTAATCCATGAAACATGTTTTAATAACAGATAACTATAATTACTATTGCCATCAATTAAAGCTAAACTAAAAGGAGATAAAAAGTCTGTAGGTTTTGAAAGATAAGTGTTTCCTGAAGTTACTGTTCCGTTAACATTTTTACGAAAAACAGGCAGTTCTACCGACTTTAAAATACGTTCTTCTGTTGTCTGTATAAAAGTATCTAAGGTGTTTACAAACGTAGTTTCAGTATTATCTAAATAATTCTGTATCGCTGTTTTTAGTCCGCTATATGTAAATCCTGCCATTATCCTATACTCACTGTTACGCTTCCTAACCCACTAGTTGCTCCTAGTCCATCAAAAGCTGTTCCTACAGGGTCAGATTTAAAAGTCATACCACTCCCTGCGTTTGTAGTGATTATAACTCCTAATTGACTTTGAGGTAAAGAAACGTCAGGACGAGGTTTCCAAAGAGATTCTGCATCCGCTGAAATACTGGGCGGGTCTAATTGAGGATGTTTTGGTTCATAGCACTCATGACACGTTTTAAAATTTTCCCAATTACCTTTTGCAGATTTATAGGGATATCTAAAGCCGCAAGTATCGCATATAAAATAAGCGTATTTACCTGAGGCGTATGCCATTAGATATACTCATGTTTAGGAACAAGTCTTAACGGTGAACGGTCTTCGTCATATCTTAAAGCGTTTGCTAAATCTTGTTCGTATTGTTCTTTCATTATAGCAAGTTTTTGAACATTCTTTTTTAAACAAATATAATAGGCTAAGCCTGAAACTACACAAGGCATAAATCTACTAGGTATGTCTATATCATTAACTTGTGCCGTATTATCTTCAATTCTACGCCAAACATAGTAAACGAGTTTGTCGGTTGAATTCTCGGGCGTTGGGTATAAATGAATAACGGGTGTTTTTAACCTTTCTAACCAGTATTCTGTTGCTCTTGCTTGTGTTGTTTTATTAGGAATACCTATATATTCGTTTCTATCCACCCTATCCAAAGTGTAGTCTGTAACAGTGTTGTTTTCTGTTCTTTCTATATAAGCGTCTAGAATATCTATATCAAAGCTATTAAGGGTGTACTCGTTAGTTCCTTGGGTTAGGGTAAGTTCTGCTTTAGAAACTTCCCACATTTGAATACCTCTGTTTGACCAATCGGCAAACATTATATTTAAAGAACGTCTTGCAGTTACTGCGTCATAAGACGTACGAGCTTCCAATCCTGCAAGTTCGTACGCTTCTTCGATTGCGGTCGCTACATCTAAACTAAATGCACGAGTTCCTGAGGTTGCCATATTAGTTGTAGTATGCTACAAAAAAGTCGCAATTAGCTAATACGACATAGGCTCCTGTATTGAACTTAACTCCATCATTAGGTAGATAGTGGTCAAAAGATTCATTTGCTGCTGAACCAAATTTAAACTCTATTAACAGTTTAGTTCCACTAGCACTAGTTCCATCATAGATTTTTATAGAACCGTCTGCGGCACTTGCTTGTGCTTGAACAGATTGAATTCTTATTGGACCTAAGTTGGTTGCAGTACCTGCACCAGTGCCTATGAACCCTTGTAGTTGCCCTGTAGCTGTTAAAGCCTTAGTTGCTTTTACATCGGATGAACTCATATTAAGCTCCTATTAAGCGTCAGCGAATGGAGTAACTAAAGTTCCTGAACCTAAAATAATACCTTCTACAGCATATTTAGCAGTAGCCATTGCTGTACATTTAACAATACTACCTGCTAATCCACCTTTAGTTGACCCGTTCATTGTGATAACATCGTTAGATGCACCTGAAATAAATGTTTTACCTGTTGCATTAGTAACACCAGTATATAACCCACCCACAAATTTATCAGTTCCATCCGTTAAGATGTCCATATCTGTTGCTGCTGTAACTACTATAAAAGTAAATGTAGCACCTAAGTTATTTGTTTGATTTGGGTCGTCGTTACTTCCTGGGGCAGTTGCTACGATTGAAGGTAAAGTAAACTTACCGTCTGCGTCATTACATACAAGAACTTTACCTGCATGGTCTGCTACTGTGATACTTGTGTCTGCAGTTAAACTAACGACGTTAGCATTACCTGCTGCGATGAATCCTGCTAATGATTTTACAGGACCTGAAAATGTTGATTTTGCCATATTAAGTCTCCTTAATAAACTCTATCGTCTTGGCTTGTCTGCTAGGTCAGTCGATAGATTATTATATTAATCCTAGAACTCTTGTCATGATACATCATTAAAATCAAAAAAGAAAGGGAGCCGAAGCTCCCTTAATTTTTTCACGAAAGTGAACTATGCTCCAGGTGAACCGAAGATACCTCTCCAGTCACTCCAACCAAAGCTGTAACGTTCTCTAGCTTTGTATCTTACATTACCAGTTTCGAAGTCGCCTTCCATACTAGTTGATACAGGAGTTCTAACGAAATGTTTTAATCCGTTAGGCACGTCAGTTTTGATAAAGAAAGCATCAGTATCTGTTAGATAATGGTTTACAACATAACCTTCAGAAATCATTCCCATGTTTCTGATTGCATTGATGTCATTATCTGAGGTACTAACTCTTCCAGGAGTTTCCATTAATCTATCAGCCACAAACTGTAAAGCAGGTGGAATGATTAATTTCTTAGCCTGTGCATTAACTTTAAGATTTCTTTCATCTTTGAAGTCAGCGATGTCAATCAACGCTTGTTCAAGAGAAGTCTCATTTAAGTCAGCCGCAGTAGCAAGTTCGTTTCTTAAGTCAACATTAGCAACAGTAGGGTGGTCTGTAGCACAAAGCTCTTTCCCATCTCCACCAACATATGAAGAACTAAACGCATTGTTTAATACGTTAGCTGCTTTCACTTGTTTAGTTGTTTGCATTGACCTAGCTAAAGCTCTTGTGTATCTTGAAGATAGTGTATCGTAGAGGTTATCTTCGATAGCTTCTTCTGTTAACGCAAACGCTAATGCTACGGTTTCGTGTGTGAAACGCGATGTCCAAGATTCTTGAGCTGTATCGTAAACGACTGCTGCTCCTTCTCCCTTAGTCGGTGCTTCACCAAACCCACTTAACATTACTTCTTCCTCGAACGCTCTTTCAGAACTTTCGGTGTCGAAGATGTCTTCGTGTTCGTTATTATATCTCTCATACTCTAATCCAAAGAGAGCATGGAGTCCTGGTACTAGTTCTTTGACTAGTTGGGCTCTATTAATTGCCATTATTTATTCTCCTTAGATTATACAGCAAATGTGTTAGTAGGGAATGTGAATAATCCTCTCGCATAAGCACCTATTTCATTGCTTGGTTGCGAAGCGAATCCAACACATAACGCTACACCACTTGATGTTGTTGCAGTCACACCCTCTTTAGACCTACCGTTGGTTGTTGAACCAGCTGTAGTTGAAAGAGTGTATTTAGAGCCGATAAAACTTACTGCAGGTGTACCTGCTGTAAATTGAGCTTCGTAAACAATTCCTGGGTCATTGTAAACGAGAGCTTCTGCATCGTCTCCGCCTAGAGTAGCCGTGTCGGCAGTCCAAACTTTTGAAAAAGTCGGGGTACCGTCAGTAGCTGTATAGAATACTCCATAAAATACGCCTACAGGAGTGCCTGTCGCCGTGCCTTGAATGACATAACCACTAGATAAATTAACAACATCACCTGAAAAGATTGATGCGTTAGTTGCACTTGCGATTCTCATTTTAGCAGGACGAATAACACCACCGTACATATGATATGCTGGAGTAAAACCATCTGGTTTATTTGTATTAGCCATGATAATCTCCTTTGCTTATATACATTGTTATTATTAATCTCATTTGTTGGTAGGTTTACTACCAAACGCGACTTTAGAAGTCCTTTGGATATCACTATCTTTTATAGGCATTCTGGCATCGCTTTCTCGCATATAGTTGTGGTCTACACCGTCCATAGCAGATTTTGCTTGGTTTTGAAAATACTCTGTACGTTCTTGTGCGGTTTCAACTGGTACTTTAGCGAGGATTAAACCTCCGACCCCAATAACTCCTGTGTTGCTTCCACTATCTATGGTAGGGGCTTCGAAATCAGGATAGTCTTCTGCTCTCACAGGTTCATATCCTTCTCTAACACGTTTTGACATATTAGATTTATCATCGACTCCTCTAGTAGCTTCACGAATCCACCTGAATTGATATCCAGGAGGTGCTTCTGGTGCGTCTAACATTGACGGGGGTTTCCAAGGCGTTCTGCGAGTTTGAGAGGCTCGTGTCTCTGCAGACCGTGAGTTACGGTCAGTTCTGACTTCTGGTGTGTTGTTATCTTCAGTCATATTTATACTCCTTCGATATGCTTAGCATATTCTTCTAGCGGCACGTTAAGTCTTTTAGCTATTGCTACTTGACTTGGTGTCAATTTTATTTTGCGTGATAATTTTTTACCACTAGCACCTCTGCTAGAGGCGGCAACCTGTTGCACGGGTGCAGATTGCTCATTAGAAAACTTGTGTGGGAATGTTTCAGCCATACGTTTATCTACTTCGTTATAATAAGTATCAGAGGTAGGGTCTATTCCCCCCTCCACTAATTCTTTATGTATTCCAAATGCTGCAAACGTCATTGCTTGGTCATCTCCGAACCATGTGTTCTTTTTAGCCCACTGCTCTGCTTTTGGGTCAGGTCCAGCAGCCTGAGGCTGTAGGCTAGGTCTATACGACTCAACAGGAACTTCTTCTTTAGGTTGACTTTCTCTAAGTTTTTGCTGTGCTGCTAATCTTCTAAGATTTTCAGCTTCTGCACTAACTCTAGAAAGTTTTTCAGTTGCATTAGCAACTGCCTCTCCGTCTCCTGCGTCCTGAGCCTCTCTCAAAGCGGTTTTGGCTCTTTCAATTTCTGATTGTACCCTATTGTCATACTCTTTGAAAAGGGAAGAATCAGAGTTCTTTAACTTTTCTTTTAGTTGTGTAGCTGTTTGATTAACACTTTGAGCATACGTTACAGCTTCATCTCGCTGTCTTTCTGCTTCTCGCATTTTATATGTTAGCTTATCAATACGTTTTTGTACTGATTCACTAATTTGGTCTAGCTCGTCTTTGGGCTGTTCTTCTTCAACAGGTGTTTCTTCAACTACTTCATCTTTAATTGAATTGTCAACATCTGCTGCTCTTATGTCAACTTCCCCTTCTGGAAGTT